CTGCACCGCCAAACGGCGCATTTAATCTCCAAGCAAACTTACAATCTCTTCCCCTAAAGGTTGTTTTCTGTCCTTGATCGAATATTTCCAGCCCTGTTGGACTATACGGTTCGCCAACATTATCTCCGCTAACTGTTATGTTTGCTGTAGCAGGATCTAAATTTTTTATTCCAACTTTATTTATAGAATATACCTTCACATAATATTTAATCCCTGGTAATACGTCTGTATATTCTATATCATCATCGCCGAAACCTTCTGCAACTTTAACAAAATGCTCATCATCTGTTGAAATATAAATATCTGCACGATTCCAAACTAATGTATCTTCTGGTTGTCTAAATGAAATACCAAAACCTACAGTATTATATAATTCGTATAAAGTAAGACCTTCAACAGCAGGTGCAAACTCAGAAGGATTAGGTAGATCTGTAGATTCATCACCACTAATTTCTAATCCTGTATCGCTGTATATACTAGCACTATGCTCTATAGCTTGTATTTGTACTTCTTCTTCTGGTGTTAAAGTTACATTTTGTATTCTATACTCAGCAATTGTAGAACCTTCTTTGCCTAGTATATAAACTTCGTCTTCTGAAGGGGTGGGAGAGAAAGTATCTCCTCCTCCTATAGTTACAGTCTTACCACTAACACTTGCTATATCGTAAGTTTCTATAGTATCATCATTGTGATATACTTTAATATCATAAGCAGTAGGGTCATCTATTACAGCTTGTGGTATATCTTGGTCTACAACACAAGTAGTAGAAGTGCCACTTATTACTCTACCGCCCCAGCCCCATTGCGGAACGTCATGTTGAAATGCAACAATATCTCCAGGTTCTGCATGACACGCACCAATAGTCGTGGCGAAGTCAATTCCTTTTCTGGAAAACCTACCTTTGTTTAAAAATAGTTTAGCTTCTCTTAATGCTTGTGCTGAATCTGTAACACCAAACAAATTAACTGATTTGGTTCTCTTTGCTCGACTAGCAGCCCACTCTGATTCGTCTACTACTTCTATTGTTTCTTGTTTCCAATTATTATCTTTATTAGCAAAGGTGACTTCTACTCTATTAGGTATCTTAGTATAATCTACATAATCAACCTTAAAGGAATCTTTTATAATATTGCCCATACTAAATACTTGTACTGGGTCTTCGTCCTCTTCGTATTTAAACTTTATATATCCACCCGCCCAAAACATAAATATTCTTGAAACTTGAGCAAGCCTAGCTAAAATATCTTCTGGGTCTGAAGGATCTTCTATAACTACGTGTAATTCGTTCTTATGCCCCCCATCTACTAATTGCCAACATCGTTTCGCTGCTGTATCAATACTATCTTCATCTAAATCGTCAGTAGTTACAACTTCTCCCATACCGTACATGTCATTAAGCAATAAATCTCTAATAATGTAAGCTGGATTAGAAGACCATTGGGTTATATAAGATGTACCATCCCAAGTTACCGCGTCACTACCAGATATTAAATCAAAATTATTGCCAGTACCCGTCCAATAATAATCTTCAAATTCCTTATCTCCGGCTCCTCCATTTGTAAGATCTGGTACCCTAATTTTGATACCTCTCACTAAGGTTTGTATATTCGGTATAGCGCCAGATATTTGGTCAGTAGCTTTAACTCTAAGCGCTATTAATGCAGTATTTGGGTAAGATAAATCCTCGCTAACAACTTCAGTTATACTAGTAGTATTTAATTTATTTTCTACTTGTTTCCTACTACTTATTATAGTAGATGCAGGATTATATCTTTGGACTTGAATATCATATGTATCCCTAGATCCTACAGTTATTGTTTTGTAGGTTTTTATTTCTGATTTAGTCTTAGCTGCTATCACATGCCAAGAATCTGGGTGATCTACCCCACTACCAGAAACTGTTGGGCTATATGTCCAAGAACCTTGTGGGCTATTTACTCTATATCTAATTCTATATTTTACTCTTCCAGCATTAACATTACCACTATCATACATAATAAATAATGCGGGAGAAGATAGTTTTACTGTAAACTCATCTATATCTGTGTTAGTTGTATATTCTAATGTCCAATTGTCAGCAGGATCGTCTCTTAAAGCAGGAACTGAATGCGAATAATCATAGGATGTTTTTACATCTCTAAATCCTGCTATTGATGTTTGGTCTATTGTACCAACTCTTCCTGCCCAACTACAATCGTCGTATGCACTAACAAATTGGTCATTAATCTTAATATATGGTGTTTTAGTATCTACGTCTTCTAAACTAGAAGGGATAGACGCTACAAGTCCTGTTTGATCTTCGTCTACGATCCCTGCTATTTCCCCTTCTCCGAGGGCTATTAACATATCTAAGAAGTTTTCGTTACCAGAAGAAAATATATTAAAATTAATTAATTGTCCACCAACAAGATGCTCACCATAAATAAGCCCTATTGGAGATTCTGGTCTTGTACTAGTTCTAGGACCGTCCCAATCGTATGTTTGGCCTTTGTCTAGTTCCTCGTCTACAGTAAAATCCATCCAATGAGTTATAGCATAATAGACTAAATAACTTACCGCAACAGCTACAATTACAGCTATGATGATAGCAACAACCGTCCCGCCTATAGTGTGTGTGACCTCTACTACATCAGAGCTATTTAAAATATACCCTTTACATTCTTCCGCATTTAAATTCCTACCATTCACGAATAGCGCAGTTTTCTTATTCATAAATGGCTTAGCTAAATCAGGATAATGCAATGAAAATTTGTAGAGCGCGTCTGGAAGCTTTTCGTCTTTAACTTCATATTCATATTTTATATCTACAAATTTATTAGGAATATATCTAATTAACGCCATTAATCAACTTTCCCCTTATATCTATATGCACTATGGAAGAATCTCATAAGCGTTCCATTTCTAAATTTACAAATATGAACTGGATCGCCCTCCATACAATTCAATATTCTGTCTTCTCCAATATATAAAGCAGCATGTGTTGGTATGTTTGGTAACTCTGAATCTAAATTAAACAATAAAACATCGAATTCTTCTAACTCACTCTCATCTATTTCATACCAATTCCTATGATAATTAGATAACATTAAATTTTCTTTCGCTGGGGTCTCCTTATTTAAATCGTAGTTTGATGTATCCCATAAATGTATACCTCTTTCTTCTTTATACACCAACACAATAACTCCATAACAGTCCACACCAGAAAAATCTCTTCCTCCTGGTTTAAAAGGTATACCTATATATTTCTTATACGATGTTTTGCTCATATTGTTATAGCCCTACGACTTGGAATTCCTGGGAATCCTCCATATCTCGAAGTATTATTATAATAATCACAAGATGCTAATGTTTTTAAACAACTAGTTATTAAAGATGACGCTATACTAGCGTTTACTGCTGGTGTAGCTAAGGTAGTAGTCCCAGCACAATTTAAATCTTTAAATTCCCAAGGACATTGATTTTTACGGTACGTCCTACCAGGAACGCGGATTTGGTAAAATACAGTTCTAGGTACTAATCTAAGCTGAGCTTTCTGCGCTGCTGTTGAGCCACCATCTACATAGTAAGTTTCCGTAATGTTGGCATTTGAATCAGATAACAAAGAATCAAAAGTTCGTATAATTTTAACTTTTCTTCCTCTAAGAGCGTTATATAATTCCAAATATGACACTACGGTTCTATCCACATTAGAAACACTTAGTGTCAAACCAGGAGTCTCACTTATATCTCCTCTTTCTATAGTTTCTAGTTCTATGGGAGCAGCAGTATATGTTTGCGCAGTAGCAGTTCCTGGTTGAAAATATTCTATATTGTCGTTCCATGCTGCCCAGTATAACCAACTTGCAACAGAATCACCATACTCTATTGCGTATAATCTTAAAGGTATATGTCCTTCAAGCTTATTTTTTTCTGTTACAAATGATGCTACTAAGTCTTGTGCCATTATTTTATATCCCTTTGTATGAAATTCACTTCTCCACTTCTAACTGGACCTACAAAAGAGGAGTTTAGATTAGTATCAACAAAATTAGTTACTTCAAAACCTTCTTGGTCTCCAGATAAATATACCCTATACATAGGATACGCGTACACCCGCCCTATAGTAAAATCTTCTAAATCCCCAAAGTCACTAGTATTAGAAAATTCTATAGAAGAATCCTCAGTCTTTGTACTAATAATGCCTATCCTAAATTTCTTTTTATGCGGATACCATATAAATGAATATCTACCACCTTCTCCAGAAGTAGCAGAAAAATCTGTGGTGTCATAAACTGAAGCATTCCAAGTTACTCCTGTTGCTAAAGCTGTAATTTTCTGCCCACTAGAGAAATCTACAACATAAAAACTATTAGCTTTATAGTTTGCTACGTCTCTCATAAAACGTCTGATCTGTTTAAATTCCCAATTGAAGATATTATCATAATTATAAGTGATCATATGTTTTTCTTCGCCAACACTTCTAGTCCATATA